GGGTGCTGAAAATGTGGAAGGCGGGCCAGTTCTCAGGCCACACCTCCACCACCGATCCGGTGCCGCGCGCTGCCAGCGCTGCCAAGAACGGGTTGGCTTGTACGGCCTCCGCTTTGGCAAAGAAGGCGGCGGCGGCCTCTTTCAGTTTCCCAGCTTGCCGTCCACACAGGCCATGCGGTAGGCCTCTCCAAACGCGGCAATGGCAGCAGGGAATTCGTCTTGCAACTGCATCAGGGTTTCTTTGTCGAGGTCGTGCCCGAAGTCCCAGGAATCCATTGCATCAAGCAACTTTTCGACCGACTTTTCACCGCCCTTGGCAAACAGCGCCACAAAATCGGGCTTGTCGGTGTCGACCGGCTTGTCGGCTTCGGTCGCAAACATGCTGTTGAGGTAAGCCGCATACCCCGATCGGGTCAGGTATTTGAAGGTGACAGCGATTGCGCCGTCTTCGCCTTCGGGCGTCTTGAACTTGACGGGGAATTTCTTGAACGTCTTCGGGGTCTTGCCCAGAACGATATTTGCAGCCATGAGTTACTTTCTTGCACGGGGGATAAATGCCCGCGCCCAGCCCATGCTCCCCGTGCAAGGGAGACACAGGCCGGGCCGGTGCGAGGGGCGGCTTTCGCCGGGGATCAGTAGCTGATGGAGCGGCCAAGCACCGTCATTGCGGCCTGCACCGTGTTGACGGCGTTAGAGTTGAGTTGCGGCATTTCTGACACGCTCAAAAACCCGAATCCGTAGGTGACAGAGCCGCCGCTGATGACTTGCCTGAAGGCAACCTTTGACAGGTTGCGAGAAATGCCCAGCATGGTGATGTAGGCCGGTAGCGTGGGGTCATGCGCCAGCGACAGCGTGATTGACGTGGCGTTAAAGCCGGTCGGCACACGGATTGCATTGCGCTTTGACAGCAACTGAACATCGGTGAAGCGGGCGTCACCACCCGAGCCGCTGATGGTCAGCACTTGCGGGATGGCAACAAACGCGCTCAGCTTTTGCGCCGTGCCTGCACCACTCCCGACCGGGAAAAACCTGGTGTCGCTGGTGTCGAGCCCGCGAATAGCAAAGCTGTCAGCCGTCAGCACGGTGATGAGGTAAACCGAATCGGTCGCGTCCTCAAATCCCGATGTCAACAGGATTTCGTCGCCCGTGGTGTAGCCGTGTGCAGCGCTGGTTGCAACCGCCGGGTTGGCGTTTGTGATTGCCGTCACGGTTCGCGCACCCGCGAAGGTCTGCGTGAATTGTTGGCTTGAGCCTTCGGGGAAAAAGAGAGCCATCTTTGGCCTTTCAAAAATCAATGGACGAAAAAAAACCGCATCGCTGCGGCTGGTGACGCCCACGGGGGGCAGTAAAAAGGCCCCGCCGGATCACTCCGTGGGGCCTTGTGGGGTTGGGCCTTTCAGCCTTTATCGTGTAGCGAAAATCTCGAATCTCTGTATGCATCCGTACAGCAGCGTGTCGTTTTCATACACGCTGATCGCCTCGCCTTGCGGGCTGGCAATGAAGGCGCCGCTGGCCCGCATCAACGTCTCAACATCGCGAATGATTTGCAGCGCCTGCATGCGGGTTGTGGCGTAGCAGGAAACCTGCATCAGCGTGTGGCGCTTGTCGGCGGCGGTGTTGTCGAGGTAGCCCAGCGACTCACCACCCAGCGCCTGCCAGGTGGCCCATGGCGCTGCGGTGCCGTTCGGCGCGACATCGGGGAACACGCGCGGGCACGCGGTCAGCAGCAGCGTTTGCAGGGCGGCTTCCATCACGACTGCACCTCGGAAATGAAGCGGCTTTTGATGGTGTCGCGCACCTCTTTGCGGGTCTCTGCGACCGATCGGGCAATGAAGGACTTCGCGCCGCGCTTGCTGTTGCCGTATTCGTAGGCGAAACCGTAGGGCGCTTTTGTTTTGTTCCAACTCACTTCGTAGGTGGACACGTCGCGGAATGACTTGTCGCGGCTGAACACCTGATAGATGCTGTCTCGCAGGTTGCCCGGCTGGAATGGCCCGTATTTGCGGCCCTCGATGTGGAAGTAATGCGCCTTTTTGGACACGGGCGCGTTGGCGCGCGCGCGGTCATAGATCAGTTGCACACCGGCCTGCGCGGCGGGGCGCGTGGCCTTGTGCATCTTGTCGGCGGTGGCCTGCAATTGCTCTTGCAACTGCTTTGTGTTGAAGCTGATTTTCAGGCTCACGCGGTCACCTCGCGTCCATAGCAGTGAAACAAAATCGGGCGTGTTTTACCGCCAAAAATTGGGTGGATAGATCGGTAGCGTGTTGCGGCCATAGCCAATACGTCGCCGTAACGTTGAAGCGGGTAGTCTGCGCAATTGACTTCTAATCGATCCATGTCAATAAAGGCAACGTGATTTATTATTTCGTTTCTATCTACGTCATAGACGCTTACACTAGGCGAGCAGTTTTCTGGCGAGTAAATCATTGAACAAGCTCCACGATCAAATCCATGGAATCCCGCCGCACAAAATCGGGAATCACCGACTTAATCTGGTACACCACGCCACCGGCCACCACGCGCATTCCGGCAGTGATGCCAGCGAGCTGACGCACGCGCATGGATGCCTGCACCGTGGACACGCTGGCGCCTGCTTTGATGGCCTCTGAGCCTGATAAGTGGCGTACGTTAGACCACACCGCCGCGAAGTCGCTCCACTGCGTCAAAGGCTGACCAATGGCGTCAGTTGTCGTCGTCTGCTGCTGGATCACGATGGGGGTAGATAGGCGACCGGCCTGCATCACAAACCCAGCCCGGCGCGGTAAGGTTGCAGCAACATGCTGGCGCCGTTGGGTAGCTGCGCCACGCTTAGGCCAATCACCACGTCCTCACGCGCGGCGAACAATGTGCCCAGCGTAAGCAGCACAGCGGCGGTGATGGCCTCATTGATGACAATGCCGTCATGAATCTGGCGGGCTTCGATCTGGGCGCGGCTGTAGGCCAGCACAGCCACTCGCGCAGCCTCTACCGCCTCATCGGCGCCTGTCAGCAGCAGGGCGGCGTCCAGCGCGGCGGTGTAGGCCGCAACAGCAGCTGCAAAGGCAGCAGGCGCAGCAGCCACAGCAGCGGCGAGCGCAGCGCTGTCGGCGTAGACCTTGCGGTCCAGGTGCGACACAGCGGATTGCTCAGCCGCCAGCAAGTACAGCGTGATGATGGCGTCCTCGCTGTCGTGCGTGACGCGCAGGTGCAACTTTGCCTTGTAGAGTGAAACCAGCATTTACTTGCTCTCGGCGTAGGCCACGGCGGCGGGGTCGGCGTCCACTTGCCCGGATTTCACGGCCTCAGCCACTTGCTCAGCCGACAGCTCCACCACGTCATCGGGCTGGCCATAGTGGCCCGCCACCAGCACGCGGGCTTTTGTCGTTGTCGGTTTCTTGGTTGCCATATCGGTTCCTTCAATCGCAATGAAAAAGCCGCCCGGCAGTGGGGCGGCTTTGGCGTGGGACTGCTTAGGTCGCAGAGTTGACGTATGCCTTCACCGAAGCGGTGTCCAGCAGGTTGGAGCCGGTGCGCAGCCAGCCGCAGAAACCCACCTGACCATTCAGCGCGAAGGCCGAATCGTCAAAGCGGCGCAGGCTGGTCGACCCAGCGATGTCACGGATGACGAACTGCCCGAAGTCGCCAAACAGGATCGAGCGCGCGTTGGCGCCCATGGCCGCCATGTCGTCGTTCACCGTGTAGGCGTAGCCGCAGATGGTTGATGGCGTGCCGCCTGCAATGCCTTCTGCGTCGCCTGGGTTCCAAATCGGGCGCCCGGTGCTGTCTTTCAGCTTGCGCAGCACAGCAACGGAGGTGTCGCGCAACATGAAGCGCGCACCGCGCGCGCGGTAGGCGCTGTTTACCGAATGCACCAAATCCACCAAGTCGTCATAGGTGACGGTCAGGGTTTGGCCGGTAATGCCGGTTTTGCCAACGGTGGCGCGCGGCACAACACCGAACGGCTGACCGGAACCCGTGCCGACGGTGTAGTGCGTGTTCGTGATGCGCGCCAGTCGGGTAGCGAGGCGCTGCGTCACAAAAGACACCACGTCAATGGCGCTGTCTTGAATCAGCTCCCACGGCAGGGCGATCTTGCGCGAGGTGTACTTAAACGGGTTGACAGCAACGGTGCCGAACGTCACATCCTGCTCAGGCGCTGCGGCGTTTTCTGCAACAATCGCGCCCACCTCAGCCGTGCCGTCGCTGGTGGGGTAGTTCATCGCGTTGCCGCCCGCCGTGCTCATGACTTGGGAGACTTCGCGCATACCGCCAAACGCGCGCATGGCGTCAACCACCATGGTTGCAATTTCAGCAGGTACGGTAAAGCCGCCTTCTGCGGCGGTCGTGGTGCTCATGGCGTTTCGGATAGCAATGGCCTGGTCGGCGGTCACGTTGTTGCCGTGACGCATGTACAGGGCTACTGCGGCCATGGCGTCGACGCCTTCTTCTTTGGCCTTGCCGGGCTTGGCCGCGTTCTCGAAAAAGGCGTCGGCGTCCAACTCGCGCATCCGCTCAATCGACTTGATCTGCGCTTGGGTGCGCTCGATTTCGTTGGCGATGCCGTCAAATGTGGACTGCTCATCGGCGGTCCAGGTTTGCGAGCCTTTTTCGGCAAGCTGGTTTTTGGCGGTGGTGGCGAGGTGTGCGGTTTTCTCGCGCAACGCTGTGATGTTGTCCATACGGACCTTTCAGAAGTGAAAAAGGGGCATCCGGCCCCAACGGTTTTCAGGCGCGAGAGGCGCTAGGAAAGTGCAAGCCGCAGGCGGTTGGTATTGGCTGCGGCCATAAAAAAACCCGCTACAGGAGCGGGTTCGGGTGTTGCTGGCTTTTCAGGTGGCGGCGCGTTGGCGTAGGCCGACAGGTTCCATGTGTTCTTTGCCGCCTTGTCGGGGCCGATGCGATCCACAAAGCCATTGGCTAGCGCCTCATCGGCGGTCATCCATGTCTCTTTTTCCATCATGGCGGCGATGTCCTCGGCGTCTTTGCCTGTCTTTTCGACGTAGCCCGCAACGATGGTGCCTTCGACTTTCTCCAGTAGGTCGGCGGTGTTGCGCATGTCGGTCTTGTCGCCGTAGGCCATGCCGCTGGCGTTGTGAACCATGAACAGCGCGCCCGATGCCATCTCCACCTCGTTGCACGCAATGGCGATGCTGGTGGCGGCGCTGGCGCACAGGCCGTCGATGATGGCGACCGTCTTGCCCTTGAACGACTGAATGGCCGCGATGATGGCCTTGGACTCAAACACGTCGCCACCGGGGGAGTTCACGCGCACCGTAAGCGTCTCAGAGTCGCCAGCCTGGGCGATCGCTTGGATCACGCTCATGGCCGACACGCCCCAATCGCTGCTGATGACGTCATAGACGTAGATGGTCGCGCCGGTCTCGTTTTGCACCAGATTGACCGGGCGCTTTTCGCGCGCCAGGTTGTCCATGTGCAGCTTCAAAAGATGTTTCATTGGGTTGGTGCCTCGGTTTGTGGGGCGGCTTTCTGCGCATCGCGCGGGTCGAAAATCACATCGCCGCCCGGAACAGGCGCGAAGCCTTTCAACTTGCGAATTTCATTGACGGTACACCACCCCTGCCCGGTGCCAGGACCGCCCAGCGCGGCGCGGTTGTAGTCCGCCTGGGCTTTGCTGTCGCCTTCGATCAGCGCGTCCCTGTCAAATTGCAAATGCCGCCCCACGTCGCGCGGGAACAATTTACGGTTCAGCTCTTGCTCGATGCGGACAAGGTGCGGTTGTAGGGTGTAGGTGACAAAGCCCCGGCTCATGGACTCCAGCCCAGTACCGAAGCTGCTGCTTGATGTCGTTTCGCCAATCATGTGCGGCGGGACGCCGAACGCGCGGGCGATGTCCACCACCTGAAATTTGCGGGCCTCCAGCAGCTGAGAATCTTGCGCGTTGATGCTCAATTCCTTGGCCTTCAAGCCCTCGGTCA